GAATGTCCACCCAAATTTAACTAGTGCCTCTGCGGGATCTATAAGGACCTCGCCCACTTGCTCATCTGCCACAATCGTGCAGAAGGTGCTTTCTGCAAAAGAGGATCTCTTGGCCATCTTCACCTCAAATCCAAGATTCTTGAAATCCCCTTCATGTGGTAATCGCCGACCTCCAGTAGCAAGTGGGACTGAAACCTGGGTCACCCCATCGTCTCCTTCCACAAAAAAGTCACAATCATCATAGTTATATCCACACCGGTAAAGTGTGTATGCCAGCACACACATGTTTGTGAAGCCATTTCCAAGGGATGTCACCATATCGCCAGACATTCTTCTACCACGACAACGTGTGACAAATCCATTGTGCACACTCTTGTTGATACCCACAAGGGCCTTGACGATATGCTCCATCACAAAATTCCGCCTTGGATGATTCTTAAGCAAATATCGGTACAACGCCACTTCACAACATTCCATCACCTGCGGCGCCATATGAGCTTCGAACGCACTATGGTCCGTTTCATAAACCGCTGATCCTGGACTAGTGTTCTGGATAATGTACCTGGCTCTCTCACTTACCGGAACATGTTTTATAAAAACCTTATGGCCACGGATCTCAAAATCATAAATGTACGCTTCCATCGCATGTGCCACAGGTCCCAAAAGCGCTCGGAACTTCATATTTCGTGCATTAATCATTCTATTATGTTTATATTCTGGGTAGAACTCTGGTTTAGTATGGCCTTTCAACTCATACAACCGGCTATAGTCTCCGGTTTCGAGCTCTTCATGGGCCCTATCGTAATCCTCTATCTGTCTCGTTGAATAACCAGCATCACGTAGGTGCTCAATGTAGTTAGGCCACTCAAAATTAGGATCATGCGCGTCCAAGGGTTTAAAGAACCTTCTCAAAAGCATGCGGACAAAACCGCGAAAAGAATGCAGTTCTGCCGCACAAATCTTGGGCGTCAATCTCAAATATCTATGTTTTGCTCCCAGAATATTACTCTCTACATC